TGAACGGCGGTCGGTGGAAGGACGAGCCGGAACCCCAGCGCGGGCTTCGCCTCATGCGAAGCCTGCCGCGCTCTGAGGCGAACGGGTTCGCGGCGCTGGCGATCATGCGGGACCGGGAGCGCGCGGCCGAAGCGGGTGCCGGCGACATCATCGACCAAATTCCCGAGGGGAGGCTTTGCCATGTCGGGTAACGCGACGGACCGGCAAATCCGGGACTGGCTGATCGACCTCGGCGTGCTCTGTGCGCCGCGTCCGGGGGCCGAGCCGGCGGCGAAGGTGGTTTCGGCCTACATCCCCCTGCTGCGCGACCTGCCAGCCGGGGCCTGGACGCAGCAGAGCCGGGAAGCGGTGGCCCGCCAGTCGGTGTTCTTCCCGGCCTACGCCGAGTTGCGCGAACGGCTCGAGTCGTGGTGGGACGCCAACAAACCCCGTGTGGCGCTGCTTCCCGGCCACGTCGCCATGGCGCCGCTGTCCGATGCCGGCAAGCGCTGGGCGGCGTTCTGGGTGACGCGGGCCGGCGAGGGCGGCAGCGACGATGCGCGGGCCAACGTGCTGGACCTGATCCGGGGCAACGACCCGGACGCCTACGCCTGGGTTCTCGGCAACGACCCGGCGGCGGCCCGGCTGGCGGCCCGGCGCAACCTTCCGGCGCCGCACCCGGCGGACACCGATGACCACGGCTCCGAGGCGTGCGCCGAAGTGGCGCGGACGGTGGCCGGGCTGGTGGCCTCGCCGCATGGCCCGGCGCGGCCTCTGGCGGTGGCGCCGGTGCGGCCGAACACGCCGCCCAACCTCGCCGCGCTGCGCGATGCCAACCCGCTGGTTAAAGCGGCGCGGGAATTGCGCGAGCGGGTGGAACGGGAGCGGGGCGCCCGGCCATGAGCGCGGTGGTGATCCCCCTGCGGCGCGGACATGGGCCAAATAATCGCGGCGTGGCGTGCCAGGAGCCGTCCAGCGACCCGCCGGCTAGGGGTGGTGCGGCCGGACCCGAAAATCCGCTGGCGGCCGCCTCCATGCCGCCGGACGGCGACCCAACCGCCGACCCGGACCGTGACCCGGACCTGCGCTGGCTCGGCTGGCTGCTCATGGCGCTGGCGTGGGTGCCGTTCGGCCTGGCTGCATGGATGATTCGGACGTTCGGCGGGGAGGCGTGGCCATGGCTGGCGCGGTGATCCACCTCCATGCCGTCGCCGCGCCGCCCCGCGCGCAGACCCACCTCGACGGGTGCCGGTTCTGGGCAGCGGCCACCGAGCCGCATGAGACGCTGGCCGACGTGCTGGCGCACCTGGCGGCGCAGATCATCGCTGCAGGTGCACCAGGATCGGCGCTGGCAGCGGTATGGATGCGCGGCGGCCCGATGCACCCGCCGGTGCCGCTGGCCGCCCTGGCGGGCAATGGCGGGGATTCTGGGCCATGAGCGGCGCGGCGTGTCATGACCTCAATGCCGCGGAATCCGTGGTCGCCCGCCTCGAAGCCGCTGGCGCCACCCTCCTGGCCATGCGGCTGCGCGCCGCCGGTCCGGCCGGGGTTCGGTCCTCCATGCCCGAGCCGGTGCGCGAGGCGTGCGAAAGCTACGGCTGGGTACCCGAGCCGATCCGCGCCGCCATTCCGGATGCCGAGGCGATCACCGCCATGGACGAGGCCTTCGGATGGCTCGCCCTGATCCCGCCGCACCGCCGGGTGTTGCGCCGCATCGTCGCGGCGCGCTCTTTGGTGCACCCGCTGTCCGGCCGGCATTGCATGACCTGGCGGAGGGTGGGCGACGTTGTGGGCGCCTCACATACCGCCGTTCGCGTGTGGCACGCGCAGGGGATCGCGTGCATCGTCCTGGGACTGGGAGGCGGCCATGGCTGAACCGGACAACCTGATCGACCGGGTGGAAGCGGCAACCGATCTTGCGCGGGACGCCCTCGCCGATGGCAACAAACCCGCAGCCATCGCCGCGCTCGTGCTCGCCACGCAACTGCTGGAGCGCCCCAGGAAAACGCGGGAAATTCCTTGCCCGGACGATATCACGTAAGCGTGAACGACATTGTATTGACAAACATTCCAGAAATGCGCCAGCGGTTGCATACTATGGCGTGTATGCTGCGGATGTGGTTGAGATCGCACGCGGTTTCGCGCTAAATATTTACGCAACCGACACGGAACCATGGCCGGACGACCATCGAAATTCAGCGACAAACTTGCAGACACAATCTGCGATATGCTCATGGATGGTATGAGCATGGTAAAGATTTGCGCGCTCGAAGAAATGCCGCATAGAGTTACAGTAATCAAATGGATGGCGAACGACGACGATTTCGCTACAAAGTGCGCGCGTGCCAGAGCGTATCAAGCTGACCTGATGGACGACATGATCCTCGACTGCGCAAGGGAGTGCACTGCTGAAACAGCCGCAGCCGACCGGGTGCGCATCAGTGCCTACCAGTGGCGCGCGGCAAAGCTGATGCCGAAGGTCTACGGCGAGAAGGTGCAGCACACCGGCGCCGGTGACGCTCCGCTGTTCCCGTCCGTGACCGTGCTGTTCGGCGATGGCACGAAAACCGGCGACGAGTGAACGGCCGTCGACGAGGCGGCGGGTCACTGCGCCGGAAGTCAAAGCCCACTTTCCGCCGAAGCTGGAGTTTCTGTTCAAGCCGTCGCGCTACAAGGTCATTCATGGCGGCCGTGGTGGCGGTAAAAGCTGGGCTATCGCCCGTGCGCTGCTGATAATCGGCTACCGTGATCCTATCCGCGTTCTCTGTGCCCGTGAGTTACAGAACAGCATCAGCGACAGCGTGCACAAGCTGCTGTCCGATCAGGTGTTGGCGTTGGGGCTTGAGGATTTCTACCGCATCGAGAAGGCGACCATCAGCGGACTGAACGGAACCGAGTTTCGGTTTGCCGGGATCAAGACGAACATCGGCGCGGTCAAGAGCTTCGAGGGTATCACGCATGTGTGGTGCGAGGAGGCGGCGAACATCTCGAAGGCATCGTGGGAAACGCTGATACCTACGGTGCGGAGGGATGCTAGCGAAATATGGGTGTCCTTCAACCCTGAGTTGGAGACTGACGAAACTTACAAGAGGTTCGTGCTCAACCCGCCACCGAATGCCGTCGTGGTGAAGCAGGGTTGGGAGGACAATCCTTGGTTCCCCGAAGTCCTACGGATCGAAAAGGATCATCTCCAGGAGCGCGACGCCGACGCCTATCTGAACATCTGGGAAGGCCACTGCCGCCAGATGTTGGATGGGGCTGTGTACGCCTCTGAGCTTCGTTCTGCGACGGCCGAGGGGCGCATCTGCCGGGTTCCGTGGGAGCAGTCCAAGCCGGTCAACACGTTCTTTGACCTCGGCCGGCGCGACATGACCAGCATTTGGTTCGTGCAAGTGGTGGGCTTCGAGTTCAGGCTTATCGACTTCTACGAGAACAGCGGTTTCGTGCTGACGCACTACCTCAAGGTGTTGCAAGAAAAGCCATATGTCTATGGCGAGCACTGGCTACCACACGACGCAACGCATGAGCTTCTTGCATCGTCCATGACGATTGAACAGCAGATGCGGGCGCAAGGGTTCAAGGTCAGGATCACGCCGAAGGTGACGCTAACGGATGGCATCAACGCAGCCCGCACGGTGTTTGGGAAATGCTGGTTTGACGCTGATAAGTGCGCCGATGGGGTGCAGTCGCTTCGGCACTACCGATACGAAATGGAAATTGACGCCGTGACGAGGAAGCGCGAGCCGCTGCACGACATCAACTCACACGCATCCGATGCATTTCGGTATATGGCGGTTGCGCTGAACGCGAAGGCCGCAGCTTCACGTTCCGGCCCGTCGACCGTCACCCCGCTGCGGCTGCGGCCGGATGGCGGCAACGTCGCTTGGATGGGGGGGTAGCGGTGGCACGCGCGAAAGCCGGCGCTGCCGAACCACCACGCTATGTCATCATCAATGACATCGACGCGCCAGAGCCACGCATGGTCGCCCAGTGGGTGGCGGGGGTCGGGTATTGCTACCTGGACCGATCGCGCGGGAAGCCTGACCACGACGGCATGGGTGGAAATGAGGCGACCCCAGTTGAGATGTTCGGATGGACCTGGGCCGAGGACGAGGACGGCGGTTCGTGGGTTCGGTTCTACCTTTCCGACCAGCCGGTGACCGCGGCATACCGTGACGGCAAGCCGCGCCGATGGCAGCACCACGCGGACTATTTCGAGGCCAAGCGGCGATGCGTTCTCCCACGCCATGGAGAAAGACTGACCATGCCGACGATGTATGACATCACCAGCAACGAGTGGCGCGAGGTGCAGCAGCCCGACGTGGACCGCTTCGTGACCGCGGCAACCGCGCTGGCGTGCCTGCTGATATACCTCCGGCGGTCGCCGCATGCCGGCGATAACGAGGCAGCCGATGTTGCGGTGGAGATTGCCCAAGGCCGCACCGAACCGGCCGAGGGTCACGCCGGGCTGGCCAGGTTGCGGGGGTGAGCGTGGCGGTGCAGGATCGCCGGGCCGTTGCATCTGATAGGATCGTACGACCGGAGCGAGCCGAACCTGGCGAGGGCACCATGTCCGCCGAGCGAGCCGTGATGGCTGAGGGCACCGAACCCCCAGAGCGTGCCATAAGCGGGGAGGGAACCGTTGGCAGTGAGCGAGCCTCGATCCCTGAGAGCACCGTTAAGTGGGAGCGAGCCGCAGACGATGAGAGGACCGAAACCAAGGAGCGAGCCGTCGCACTCGATAGCACCAACGGCCGGGAGCGAGCCGCGTCTCTGGAGAGCACCGTTAAGTGGGAGCGCCAATGACTGAGCCGGAACTCGTCAAGCGCGGCCGCGGCGGCAAGCGGGACAGCAACGGCAAAGCACCGCCGCCGCCGCCGGTGGACGAGCCGCCCGCGCTCACGCCGGTTGCCAAGCTCACCCGCGACATCCGGGACAGTGCCAAGCTCCTCGATGCCCACCAGGCACGCTTCCTTGTCGATGCCTATTACTCCATGCAGGACGACCGCATCCGGGCGGCGCACCAGCTCCGGACGTTGGTCGCAGGCGGCGAGCCGAACACCATCATCGAATGGCTACAGGACCAGACCGAGACCCTTGAGGAGAGCGTCAAGCGGGCGCTGGACGCCTACAGCACCAGCCGGATCGATGGGAAGTGGCTGCGCTCCATCTGCGGCATCGGACCCGTCATCAGTGCCGGCCTGATGGCGCATATCGACATCACCCAGGCGCCGACCGTGGGTCACATCTGGCGCTTCGCCGGCCTCGACCCTACGCTGAAGTGGGAGCCGAAAACCAAGCGGCCGTGGAATGCGGCATTGAAGCGGCTGTGCTGGATCGTCGGGGAGTCATTCACCAAGGTATCTGGCCTGGACAGCGACGTGTACGGCAAGGTCTACGTTGCCCGCAAAGCCCAGGAGATCGCCAACAACGACGCCGGCAAGTTCGCCGATCAGGCTGCGGCGGCGCTCGTTGCCAAGAGCTACGGCGAGGATACCGGCGCCCGCAAATGGTATGGCGGCGAATATCCGGCCGGCGCGTGCGCGAAGATTGCAGCACTGGACACGGCAAAACGTGACGCATTGCTCAAGAAGATGCGCGTCGAGCCGGGCCGCGGCGTGCCGATGCTGCCGCCGGCGCGCATCCACCTGCGGGCGCAGCGATACGCCGTGAAGCTGTTCCTCAGTGCCTACCACGAGGTGCTGTTCTTCAGCACCAACGGCGAGTTGCCGCCGAAACCATACGCGGTGGAGCATTTGGGGCACGCGCACTACGCCGGGGTGCCGAACATGGAACTGGTGCCGGGGCTGAGTGCGGCCCGTGCCAAGGTGGGGCGGACCTCGCGCAAGAAGTGAGCCGTGACGTATGAGAGAACCGAAAGCTAGGAGCGAGCCGGCACTAGCGAGAGAACCGAAGCCGCGGAGCGAGCCGGCCCGTTGAGCGCACCGTGACCACTAGCGAGCCGAAACAACCGAGAGCACCGAAACCGCGGAGCGAGCCGATAACGCTGAGAGAACCGAGCCATGCGAGCTAGCCGCGCGCGTCGAGGGAACCGTCTGGTGCGAGCGAGCCGCAATAACGGAGCGCACCGAAGATATGGAGCGAGCCGTATATCGTGAGAGCACCAGCACACTGGAGCGAGCCGCGCATCCTGAGAGCACCGAAGTCGCGGAGCGAGCCGGACTAGCGAGCCGAACCATCGGAGAGAACCGCTGGCGACGAGCGAGCCGCAACATGGGAGAGCACCATTGCTGCCGAGCGAGCCGTTATCAATGAGAGCACCGGGGACGTCGAGCGAGCCGACAGCGATGAGAGCACCATGGCGTATGAGTGAGCACGCATGACCAGGCCGAAAGCCGGCGACGCGGAGATACTGCGCGAGTCCAAGGAGCGATTCGAACGCTGCCAGACCTGGGAAGCGAAAGCCCGCGCCAATGCGCTCGCCGATGCCAAGTTCGCCAATGGGGACAGCATCAACGCGTGGCAATGGGATGCGTCAGTGCGCGCGGCCCGTGGCGACCGTCCGTGCCTCACATTCAACAAGTGCCGACAGCACAACCTGCAGATCGTCAACGACGCCCGCCAGCACAAAGCCCAGATCAAGGTAACGCCAACCGGCGGACGGGCAACCTACGAAGCCGCGCAGGTGTTCAGCGGCATCATCCGCCGTATCGAATACCAATCGAAAGCCATCGATGCGTATTCCACCGCGATCTATCATCAGGTGGAAACCGGCATAGGTTATTGTCGTGTCGTAACCGACTATGCGGATGAAGACTCATTCGATCAGGAAATCTTCATCCGACGGATACCGGACCCGCGAACCGTCTACTTGGACCCGGACGCCAAGGATTACGACAAAGCCGACATGCGGTTTGCATTCGTGTTCAATGACATACCGCGCGACCGTTACGAGGCCGAGCATGGCAAGGGCGACATGCCTGCGCCTGCCGCGCTGGACAACGGCGACGGATGGAACGACAAGGATCATGTCCGCGAGTGCGAATACTGGCGCCGTAACGACCGCACCGAGACGGTGCATCAGATGGGTGACGGTTCGGTTGTCCGTGATGAGGATATGCACGGTCCTGTGGAGATTGACCCGACAGGCATTCGTCTCAACAGGGTGCGCGAGAACGCCGCAGCAACACGTGACATAGCGCGGCCCGAAATCGAGTGGTTTCGGATCGTGGGAGACCGGATCGAAGAACGCAAGACATGGCCGGGGCGCTATATCCCCATCGTCCCGTTCATCGGTGAGGAAACGATCATAGAAGGCGCGATGGACCGCAAAGGGCACACGCGCTGCCTGATCGATGCGCAACGGATGTATAACTACTGGAGCAGTTCGGCGGTTGAGCACGTGGCGTTGCAGGGCAAGGTGCCATACATCGCACCGGCCCGCGCCGTCGAGGGTTACACCAAATACTGGGACACCGCGAACACGACCAACTACAGTTACCTGCCATACAACGACATGGACGACGCCGGGCAGCCGATCCGGGCGCCGGAACGGGCGCAGCCGCCGCAGATGGCGCAAGCCTATCTGGAAGGGATGAACGTTGCTAAAGAGGACATGATGCTGTGCAGCGGGCAATACGAAGCGGAAATGGGGGCTCCTGGGAACGAGCGCAGCGGAACGGCTATCAATGCACGCCAACGGCAAGGCGATAACGCGACATACCATTATATTGATAATCAAGCGAAAGGAATACGCCAGATAGGTCGTATCCTACTTGATATGATCCCAAAGATTTATGATACGGCGCGGGTTGTCAAAATCATGGGAGAGGACGGTGCGGAAAGCGATGTTGCCCTTGTTCCTCACGCTCCCGATGCTCACCAGCACGTTGGCTTGGGTCCGAATGGGCCGCAGCCAATCTCTGATGAACAAGCTGAACAGATGAAATCTGACCCGGATCAACCAAACCCGAAAATCATCTTTTCTCCGAACGTTGGGCGTTATGATTGTGAAAGCGACGTAGGGCCGTCGTACGGAACGCAACGTCAGGAAGCTGCAAACGCGTTTTCTCAGATCATGGCGCAGAACCCCGCGGCATTTCAGATCGTGGGTGACTTTTGGGCGCAGAACAGCGATTTTCCTGGAGCCGACGAATTGGCCGAGCGGTTGAAGCGTGGCCTGCCGCCGCAGTATGCCGGCGGTCCGCCGCCGCAGGTGGCGCAGATGCAGCAGGCGATGCAGCAGCAGGGCCAGCAGGCGCAGACGTTGCTACAAAAGGCGGATGCCGAGGTGGCGCACCTCAAGGCGCAACTGGTCATTGCCGGCGAGACGGCGAAAGACAAGGGCACCGACCAGGACATCAAGAATTACGAGGCAGAAACCAGGCGCATGGCGGCCATCGGTGCTATTGATCCGTCCGCGCTCAAGGTTCTGGTGCGCTCCATGCTGTCCGAGATGCTCGGCATGCCGGCCCTCCCTGTGATGCACGAGCACGAGGCGGCGGACGCGGCGCACCAGCAGGCGATCATGCCGCCGCCGGACGCGGACGGTGCGGCGCAACCCAACGGCGCGGGGCCATGATATGTCCGATGATGAACCTGACGGGATGCTCGCCTATCAACTGGCGATCCGCACGCCGAAGCGAGATGACCCAAACTGGCCACTTCCATCGTTTGATGCCAGGGATTGGGCTAAGTCGTTTGTCGAGATTGCGGCGAAGAATGGTCATCCCGGAATTGACGAGGCTTGGATGGTAAGTTGGTTCGCCAACGCGCTGATGCGCGGATACGATGAGGCCAATATGAGACAGGCGCACTGACATGGAACTCCTACTGGTAATAGTGCTGGTCCTGATCCTCTTGGGAGGTGGCCTCGGCATGCGCTCGGGAACGCTGGCGATCGGGGAGCCGGTGGGAATCCTGCTCGTCGTCGTTATCGTGATCGTGCTCTTCGGCCTTGGCGGCACCCACTTCGGTTACTGGCGCTGACCGCCACACCATGAGCAATAACCCCACGGCCACGGGAATCGACGTGTTCCACCACCATGATGCGATGCCGGTGGTGTTCGCGACGGCGCCGCCCGACGTGCGCATCGACACGGTGCTGCACGTGCTGAACCTGATCCTGGCAGGGGTGGAGCGGCAACTTCTGCCGGGCGTCCAGGGCATCACCGCAAGCCTCGCAACAATCCTCACCACACTGGAGAAAAAGATCATGCCGACAATTGCAGATATCCAGGCCGCCGTGGCGGCAGAAACGACCGTCGATCAGAGCGCAATCACGCTGCTGGCGGCGCTGCGGGCCGAGTTGCAGACCGCGCTCTCCAACAAGGATATGAACGGCCTGCAGGCGATTTTGGACGGCATTCAAGCCAACACCCAGTCGCTTGCCGGCGCCGTCTCGGCCGGCACTGCCGTCTCGGCCGGCACTGATGCACCGCCCGCCCCGGCACCCGTGCCGCCGCCCGTGGTAACGCCGCCTTTCGAGGGTGGGCCGGCACCGTTCGAAGGCACGCCTCCAGAGCATGCGGCGTAACCTGGGACTGGACTGACGCATGAGCGATACGAGCGACACCCCGGCACCGGGCGGCCCCGCGGACGCGGCGGCCGAACCCGCGCCGACGGACACCGAGGCGCCCGCGCCCGCCGAGACCGGCGCTGCGGACACGGCCGCGGCGGATGCCGAGGCCAAGAAGCCGAACCGCGAGGAGCGGCGCTACACGATCCTCTCGGCCCAACTCAGGAACGCCGAACAGGAACGCGGCCGGATGGCCGAGGAACTGGCGGCGCTGAGGCGGCAGGTTTCTCCGCCACCCGACGAGCCGCAACTCACGCCGCAGCAACAGGCGTTCGTAGACGCTCGCGTGCAGCAGGCGGTGTCCGAGCAGCGCGAGCAGGAGCGGGTGCAGGGCTTCCACGCGGCCGGATCGGCTGCCTATCCGGACTGGAAGGAGCGGTGCGCCAGCCTCATGAGCATGGGCGCTGACGCCGGCCTGGCGGCGCTGCTGGTCGAAACCCCGGACGGGGCCAATGTCGCGGCGGCGCTGGCGGACGAACCGGAGGCGCTGGAGCGCATCGCGGGCCTCAAGAGCGAGCGGGCGCGGGCGATCGCGCTCGGCAAGTTCGCAGCGTCGGTGGCCGACAAACCGGCGCCGGCCTCGCGCACCATCAGCCGGGCGCCGCCGCCCATCAAGCCGATCGGGGGCGGCTCGGCCAAGCCGGCGGTGGACGAATATGCGCTCACCTCGGCGCAGCTCGTGGAGCTGTACAGCAAGCAGGCAATGGACGCCCGCCGGAACCGCTAGACGTTAGGCCGTCCGGGAGCGGTGTCTCTCCTGAGCGTCGTGCCCAATCCCGACCGGGGCGGTATATCCCTGAGCATCGTGCCGGTCCGCGTCGCGAGCGGCTACCTGACTTTCCGCGACACTGGACGCCACGAGAACCCAAGGGTGAGTGGCAACAATCCAATGTCACGCGATACAGCAGGCAAATCCCATGGCAACGACGGCCAGCAATACACTCATCACGCCGGACATGCTGACGGCGCGCACGTGCGTAATTCTGCATCAGAAACTAAATTTTGTCGGTTCCATCAATAAGGAATACGACAGCAGTTTTGCGCAAACCGGCGCCAAGATCGGCGACACGTTACGCATCCGGCTGCCGAACCAGTACACCGTGCGCAACACGATGACCCTGGCGCCGCAGGACACGACGGAAATCAACACGTCCCTGTCGGTGACCAACATCAGCGGTGTGGACATCAGCTTTTCGACCACCGACCTGACGCTCAAAATAGACGAATTTGCCCACCGCTATCTTGAGCCGGCCTGCGCCGTCATAGCGGCGGACATCGAAAGCCGGGCGATCGCGGCAACCTCGCTCGCGGTCTACAACCAGATCAACGGCCAGGGCGCGGCGCAGACGTTTAAGAACGTGCTCATGGCGCGCAAGGTGCTGCTCGACAACCTGGCGCCGCAGTCCAAGCAATGGCAGGTCCGCCTCTGCACCCAGGACAACGTTGACCTCGTGAGCGGCACAAGTACGCTGTTCAACAACCAGGCTTCGATCGGAAAACAGTACCTCGAAGGCTTCCTTGGCCACGCTGCCGGCTTCGAGTTCCGAGAAAACACGCAGTTCAGCACGTTCGCCCGCGGCGCGGCCAACGGCTCGTACACCCTCAACGGCGTGCCTTCAACCGGCGCCACCACGGCCGTCGTTGCGGCTGGCACGGGCGCGGCCATCGCCGGCGACGTGTTCACCATCGCGGGCGTCTACCGCGTTCACCCGGAAACCAAAGTCAGCACCGGCGTGCTTCAGCAGTTCGTTGTCACCGCGGCCTACACGGGCGGCGCCGGCACGATCAGCTTCGCCCCCGC